CAGACGTTAAAGAGTTGTGTTCGTCGAACGACGTTCGTGTCGAACAACTAACCAAGATGAAGCGAACTTTGGGGAAGATGGTGACTGTGGCCCATTCACCACAATCTCTCCTACTCGCTTTAGAGTTAGGGGTTAAAACCCAACCAGTACTGGAACATTCGCATGCCACATTGGCAGCATTGCGTAAGATGATGCGTACAAACGTATATGACAATGTTTTTGAAGAAGTAATGATCAATAAGTCGTGTAGATTAGTAACAAAAAGACCAACAATTTTGATAGCACCATGTAATGTTTTGTTTCAATATTTAGATTTTGAAAAATCCCAGATTTTTATCTTATGAGCACCAATGAACAACCAAGCAGATATGACAAGAGTCTATCAAACGTACGAAAGCGTTTATACCAGAGCAGGATCTAATAGAGACGTGGGGTATGCAATAGGTGACGTCCGCACCCTTCCATGCAACGCACATTTTGTAAGGTGGCTTAAGAAGGTACGAGCCGCACAATTGGATATTGTGACAGTTGATGTCAAATATTACTTACATGAGGACACATGGATAACTATAGAAGCAGCTATAGCTTATCTAGCAGGTAAGTTGTCTATCTTACCTTTTATAGGTGTCTCGCACTACGCAGCGTACCATGCATTCCCTCGGGCTAACGGGGGATCGGTTAAATACAAGATAGTAGATGGTGAAGCCTCTATTACCTTGTATCCGGAGGAGGATATATGAACACACGTCAATTATACTAATGACTTTTTAGACGAGGTATTGGACAAAGTACACAAAGAGCAGAAGAAGTATAGCGAGTCTTGGACTCAGAAGTCCAGACCATTAACTTCTAGTTCCTCTGGCTTTTCAGTCAAAACAGAAGTTAAACCACAGGTTCTCCCACTTGAGGCCGTGGTACCCTCTAAATCGGTACAATCTTTACCAGTAGAGGAAACAAAATCCATACCCATTGACAAACCGTTACCCAAAGTTTCGAACCGAGACAGTGTTTTGCCTACGCAAAAGAAAAACGACGAGAAGGCAGTTAACAAACCCGTCGCCACGAGTCGAGGACCGAGAAGTTCTATCAAAAGAAAAAGCGGTAAAAAGAAAAACAATAAAGTCATGCCGGCACCTGCCAGTGCCTTGGACGAGTCTGCATCGCGTATGATCAATACGTATGCAGATGAACCCATAGTGAAAGAAGAATTAAACGACGAGGAAGAAAAGAAGCCTTTGAATGTGGTCACAGCCATTCGATCTGAAATCCTACAACATAGACTGTTCCATCCATTAGTGCCACCAAAGTTTACAAACGGGACAGATAGTTACAGGCTTATGCAGAACGAGGTGGCTGCAGAACTCATGATAAAGCCCAACTTTTCTTGTGACGAAGAAGAGGATGATGAAGCAGAGGAGTGTAGTGGAGGAGAAGACGAATTTCCTGAACCGTTGCACGAAGCAGATGCTATACTCCCGGTTAAGAAAGAAGAAGATCCTAGCACTGAGGCTAGGCCTTTGACTAAGAAAACTTTCGCGGAAGCTTTCAAGTTAGTCAAGGAGGCTCCATTGGCTTGATGGAAAGTAAAGCGAACACAAGTGGAAATGAGGACTAAGGGTAACGCGACAGTCTACAAACATCCTTCTATACCTTTGCCTATAGTAATGTCCAGGAGCGTTCAATGTAATATCTATTCTTCTAGAGTAGATATAGTACGTTGAATCGATGTTCCTACAGATCAACCTGGATTGAAACATTATTATTTGTATGAGGTACGAACGACTAGTAGTGGAATCGCTTATAACCCTATTCCTTGCCCTATCCATTTTGTTAATGTTAGGCAAGACATATCTATAACCGCTGTGGGTGCCTACGAAGCAGCGATAGATATAGATGCAAGAAATCCATTAAGTTTAAACGAAGTAACACTCGATGTTCAATGTTTAGCTATGTTCAAGAATAGAGATTTCAGAACTTTCGATTACGATCGTTCCAGAATACATAATGAAGTAGTGACTCTACCTTCTGTTCTAGCTATTACCTATCTGAAAATGCGAGCAGACGTGTCGAAACCTCAGTTTGCAAAGATCCCTGCCTGTTATCCCCATATAGCTAAGATATGAGAATGGCCTTTAGAGCGCGAAATTTTAGAGAAACTAAAATTCGATCTTTATTACACACAGTCAATTCATTCAGCCCAATTGAGTAGTGTAACTAAATCGCTAAAGACTTTCCATAATCCTATAGATGTGGATGTTAATTTAACAACCACGAGATCAATATGGAGACACTGGCGAAAATATCTTCTTATAACTTTAATATCCTTATGTGTAATCGTCACCGTGATACTCGGATATCTATTTTTCTTCACTCAAGAGATGGGTTCTGACTCATCAGGTAAGCCCGTCCAGGATAATGGAAAGAGGCACTTACCAGTCGCCGATAGTACCGACTATACTATCTTTGTTGAATGTTTTAGCTTAGTAGTGGTATTGTACTGTATTCTCTCTGCGAGTATATACTGATGGAGGAAAAATTTTGTTTGGAGACAAATAAAATCTTTCACAAACTCTTTGAAGTTATATGAATTTGAGGGTACCGTTACAACTATCCCTGTGACCATCGATGTCAAAGATGATCACTCGTCATATTGTATAAGCGATCTGAAAGTTAAGGATACTTTGGATAGTACCGGGCAATTATGGTATCTTGGAGGCGAGGAATGTTTTGCACCTGAGAAATATACTGTTCATTCTTTGAGTAGTATACAGGATGTTTACACTCCCACTCCTTGTCCAAAGAATATATTAGTCGCTCTTCAAGAGAGAACTTTTAGATTAAAGACTTCATTATATCATGTTCAAGATACTCAGCCTATCAAGCGGGTCGTCAAAGATATAATTAGTTGTCTTACCACAGAACAAGTCCAATATATGAGCACTGAACACTGGATCAGTAAACGCGAAGCGTCAGGAAAGAAAGGGGACCGAGCTGAATACGATAAATACTGTAAATGGTTACTCGGTGAGCGCACAGGCAATATGGAAATATATCAACAGTACACTTTTGAAAACCACAAACCTAGACCGCAGACAGTCCGAATTAAACTACATGAAAAATTCTTAGAGCAAGAAATCAAACCAAGATTATACGACGTGTTTGACCCGATACACGCTATCTTGGCAGGACCAATATACTTAGAATTAGCACGAATCGCTGTCTTGACGGTTCCTGGTTATTGTGATGGTGTTTCCAACCCGGATTTGAAAGATAAAATAAATAAAGAACTAGACGAGTTAGAAACTCGTTGACCAATAAAGAAACTAGCATTCCTAGGGTGTGACGGATCAAAATTCGATAGTACACAATATGAGCAGATCATGGATTTGGTCAGAACCCCTATAATCAACGCATTGATTGATATACTACACGCGCAATATGATGAAGCGCTTGCGAATGTCATCACGAAAGAACAACTTGTCAAGATGTTGACTAATTATAAGTCAGTACATACATTAAGAGCTAACTTGAAAGGACGTGATGAAGTTCTCGCTACATGGCACACCAATGGTACAACCAACTCAGGTGAGACATGCACCACTGTAATGAACACTATTCATTCGATTGTTTACATGAGATTGATAGCAGACAAAGCAGCATTGAATGTCGTCGGGTACCCTTGACAATTCAGTAACAGGCCCTGGATTGTCATTAAAGCCAAAGGCGATGACCAAATATACATCGGTGATAGAGATGTTTTAGAGTTGCTTAAGCCACACTTCAGTTACGTTTATAAGCTCGAGACACCTATCCTTACCTACAAGAGAAAACCAGTACAACAACAGCACTATGAGGACTCTCTAGGACAAATTGCAAAATATGTAATAGATAGTTGGGATTTCATTTCTACTTATGCTGAAGTCGAGAACAATCGTATAACTTTGATTACGAGAGATCTAGAACGAGCTATGAAATTTTCAACTAATACAACTAAAGTCATCAAATCGGTAGAGTTCGAGGAAAAAGAAGTTATTCTGGGAGTGAGATTCTTAATCGAAGGATCTTTACTCAAATATACATGCGACGATCCCAATTTCGTTCAGGTAGCAGATTTTGTTAGAGATCTCGGCTATTATTTGCTCAAACCTTATAAGACCATCGTTATTGATGATCTCATTAAGCGTTTTTACACTAGAGACGATTTCTATAAACATTTACAAAACGGTGGTTTCGTGCAGCAAGGTGAGTTTACAACTCAGAATCTATTGTCCAGATTCCCAAATATGTTCCAAGATTTGGCCTCCATATCCTCAATATCAACGGAGTTAAGGTTACATTCCTTCAACGTGTTGCTCTAATATAAGCAACAGTACTCGGATCGGTTCTATAATCCAATTATCAAATTAGAACTCGGTACTACCTCCCCGTAAGTGAGTTTTTCACAAAAGCCAGCACACAGGGTGCAGAATACGAACTAATAGTTTTAACTCGTTTACACATAAATGAGTAGAGAAGTGGATTCTAACCGACCACTCTCTGGAGAACGATACTCCTTAATTAAAATCGCCAACTCTTGATATTAAGTAACAGAGAATGTAAGCTCTTACCTACAAATACTTACATAGGCTACCACCTATAACC